GCAATATACGCAAGTGCGTCTTTGTAGTGATCGTCAAGCTCTGGACTTTCCACGCTGCGACTAATTTTGAGCAGTGCCATACAGCCTGCCACTTGATTTGATGTGATCGGGAAATTGAGATACGCAGACCATAATTTGGCAATTCGATCCATCTGGATTGCTGGGTGGCCGTAATGCATCCCTCTGTCGTGTATGAGTGTGACCGCATCTGCAAATAGTTTCTCAGTGTTTGTCATAATCAAACACAGCTCTAGATCTTAGTTTCTCGATCTTCTGATTATGCTCAATAGATGCTTTCCAGCCAGCTGATCTACCGACCCAGTAGCCACGATCAAACGCTCTACTTTGTATCTTCCAATAAGCCAGTACAAGTATTGCTAGACCTAGCATGATCATAAAAAATATCAGACCATCCTGTCTAGCTTCTAGCCATATGTTATTCATTTGTAGCCCTACCTTCTATGCACACGCTTTGTGGCATAGCAATAGTGTTACACCTGTGTATGACTTTGTGGATGATTTAGAGCCTATATTTGATAACGATTTGATAACGTTATTAGCTGTAATGCCTGCCCAGCGCTGTGAAACTGCCATCTTTGTTTACAGGTACGAGGGTAGGAGTTAGATTCTTACCTGTGGCTTCTAGTATAGCAAAGCCCATCTGCCAATTAGCGCTTCCATAGCGGATATAAGAGGCTTTTCTGCGATCCATAAGGTTTCCTACCTCAACACCATATAAGGGCCTGTAATGGCTTCCTATGGCCTCTGAATAGGCACTCATGCCCAGCCTGTGGCTATGCCCAGCAATTACGGATTTGCCATACTTTTTGGCTAAATTTAATGAAGTAATGCCAGCATGCTGGCTCATGCTACCTTCGTCACCATGACATAAAACCCAGCCAGGGTAAAACTCATAAGCTGTCTTATGGTAGGTCATACCCATTTCAGCAAAGCCCATAAACTTTGGGTATTGCAGCTCTGGCAAACTGATTAAGCCAGGTGTTTTTAAGAGAGTGCTATAAAGGCGATCACTATGATTACTGCGGATAATGTGCATCTCTTTGCTGTATTCTCCGAGATCCCACAGTATCTGCTTACACTCTTCACGATCCTGGTGTATGGTCTGTTGATAAGCCAAAGGTGTTTTCTCAGCCCATCGGCTAATGGTTTGAAAATCGATCTCATCACCAACACATAAAACCTCGTCAAACTTCTCACGTCTTGCCAACTTAATAACATTCTTAACTGCCTGCTCATGATGGTATGGTACTTGTAAATCGCTGATTACTAGCCAACGCTTAATTATCATCCTCATCTTCGTAGGGGTTATGGTCTGGATTAACTGGATCAAAATCTGGACTAGATGGGGCTAACCAATCTGGGAATACGTTTTTATCGCACATGCCTAGAGCTTGATCTACTGGAAATCCTGCACGTCTTAGGCTTAAATAAAACTCACGCAACGAGATGGCATAGGTATCTAACTTGGTGTTAATCTGCTCATGGGTGTATTTACCCTTGCGCTTATTAACTTTCTTACGCTTGCGTGCGGTAGCCATATTGCTATTGTCGCTTATTCATGATAAGGAACAGATCATCAACACGCTGTTCTAATCTAGTTAATTGATCCTTCATGCTAGAGCCACCATTAGGTCGCAGCTCGTTTAACCAACCTTTAACTAAGAAACGTAATCCTATTAGCCCGCCTGATAGCACGGCCATAACGCCAGCGCCAAAGCCAGCCCATTCTGTTGGACTCATTTTTCATCTGCACCGACACCATAAGCTGTATCGGATTTATCTAGAGCCCTAGCTGCTGGTCCTGCTAATGCTGCAACTACTACAGACAGTGCTGGATCTAAACCTAATTCATTACTGGCTAAAAATGTTAAGAAAGATACTAATACCCCACGTGCGTAGGACTTTAGTATTGCTTTTTGCTTTTTGGTTATCTTCATATATTGCCCCCTAGTAGTGGTATATCGAACGGCTTACCATCTTTGTCGCCTGACTTTGTAAAACTAATATGGATGTGCTTCTTGTGTGGGTTAATGCCACGATACCTGCGCCACTTAAATCCCATAATCCTTGATGCAATAAAGCCATTATGGATTACGTAAGATATGCGCTTATCGGTTTTAGCACAGACCCTGATCTGGTCAGCCAGATATATCGAGAGCTGCTCGGATGTATCCAAACGAGAATCAATATCAATGGCTCGGACAACGAATCCACTGCGTTCGTCTGGATTATGATCCGATTTTCTGGAGGAATGACGAGCATCACCAATCCACCCATCACTGGTAGTGCGGCGATCTGGATACCAGGTATCAATCTGATCTCTTAACTGCACTCCAGCTGCGCATAGCCAGGGCTTCATTACTCAGCTAATGATTCTTGCTTAGCAATCATTTCATCATAAGTTGATTTTAAGCCTGACCAAGTTGAACCATCTTCATTATCAATAATGACACACTCAATGCCATCTAGGTTTGTATATGTTTGCATTACAACTCACATCCTGTAAATAGAATCAAAGCCGAAGCGTTATTGCTACGGACAAAAGCAGGTTGATTAGCAGCCAAAGTTGGATTTCCTGCACCTGTTGTTGCTGCAGCAATGGTCGCACTCGTTGTGCCTGCGCTATCAAATGTGACAGAACCTAGACCAGTTCCAGCAGTTGCCGACCCATTAATTGCTATAAAATGTCCTGCATTGGAAACTGTAATTCCTGTTGGCGCTACACGAGCCGTAACAGCAAAGACAACAGGCGCATAAATTTGCGTTGTGGATGTTGCCATACCTTGAAAACTGTTATTTAATCCAGAAATTGCTGGCAAATAACGCTGGCAAGCGGCTAACTCGCCTTCGATTGTGCCAGTTGCAGTTTGGAAAACAGTTGTTGTATTTCCTGCCTCTACTTGGGCGTTGGCAATATCAAAAGTAGAGCCATTTGTCGGGCTAGAAATACGAATTAAAAAGCGTAATGATGAACCTGTACCAACAGTTTTACCGCTAATACTTGGTAGTGTTACTGTTCCAGTTACTCTTGTCCAAGATGTTGATGTGCTACCTGTAAAAACAGTTGTTCCTACCGCAGACGAACCGCCAGAACCAAAGTTTTGTTCCAAATAAACATTGAAGGTAAAAGTTCCTGAAGATTTAATAAAAATAGATGCTGTAACTGTTTGTCCTGCTAATGTTGAAACATCTTCAATAAGTTGGTCAAAATCTGCAACTGATTGTGAAGTGCCAATAGTAGTGGCTGTCCATCTTTGAAAATAAGTTGGATTACCAGCAACATCAGTTTGACCAACAGGAAAAGTTTGTCGGCTAATTGTATTTGTACCAGCAGTACCGCCATTGTGGTAATAACGCCATCGGTCTGCTGCGCCGTAATAAGGACCAGCATTACCAACGCTAAAACTTGTGCCTCTTTGCCAAATATTCATATCGCCATTAATAATTTTATTTTTGCCAGCCGCATATTGGGCTGAAGTTAATAGATTGACCGACCCAGAAAGATCGTTCATATTGGCGGCGGTCAATACCTCGCCTGTTACGTAATTGTCTTTTACTGGAAATCCTATAGCCATCTATACTCCTTAGTAACTTAGGACATTATAGCCCAAAGTACCATAAATGCTATCATCTAGGATAAAAGCATCTATAACTGGCTCTAGTGTCGTGAACGTGGTTTTCCAACTATTCGGGGTTATGTTCATTCTTACCCCAAAAATCTGTAAAGTTTTTTCTAAAAGCGATCCACCAGGCTGGGTGGTCTTAACTGTAATTGGATCAAAAAAGTCTAGGTCTAGGGCTGCCACTATGCCTGAATTGTAACTAGGTGTGTATAAGTCTAGGACTATGGCATCCACACGTATAGAGGTTTCTTGCCTAGAAGCTACATAAGCCTGAGCATGATCTAACGCTGCAGCATCTGTTTGCATTAACAAGTTGTCTAAAAAGTAACTATGCAAAAAGTATTTATCTATGCTGGCTTGATTTAGGGCTACCTGTGGGCTACCACCAACTCTAGTAATAGTGGCTTTATTAAATATAAGTACATCATTTAATATCCAAGTAGCATCAAAGTAAGATATACCAGATCCATCATCTGCAAACACTGTAGGTGTGCCACCAATAGATCCAGCCGTTACGCCTCGATCTTGAAATACAAAGTTATTGTCGGCATCAACATAAATAGCACCATATTCTGAATTGGCTACTGTAAATAAAGCTTGTAGTGCTGTGCGGTTAGTACCTGGATCTGCCTGTAATGTAGTAAGACCTGGATCAATATCTCGCTGAGATGCTGGCCATGAAATCTGATCTAAAATATCGTCCACACGTGCACCCGATAATTGACCAGCGCTAGTGCCAGCCACTGTGCTTATCTGTGCTAACTGGGCTAATCTAAAAGCATCTACAGCTTGTATAGTAGTAATTGCTACACCTTCTCCGTCATCTGGATAAGTAGTAACATAACTTGTAATGTATCCTGCAAATATAGGATAAGTTACTGAGCTATAGGTAGCTGTAATCTGCACCTTCTTCATAGGTGTTAACAAATTGTAATAAGGCCCAGATACATTCTGTGGGTTAAAATCACCATTTTGATCTGTTATGCGTAAAGTAAGCGAGCCTGTTTGGAACTCATCACTAAGAGCAGTACGGCCTCTATTGGTTTCTATTCTGTTTACTTGATTAGATACATCAACAATTACAGCTGCCGAATCTGCTAATACGTTAGTGCCTAATATGCCTGATCCCAATATAAGGCTCTGTGCAAAACTAGGGCCAGTGCTAAAATTAATTACTGCATTAATTACTGGTACTGTCATACTATAAATCCAGCTGGTACTGTGCTATAACCATTACGTCCAGCTAGTTGGATGCTTTCTGCAATAGCCTGGCTTAATTTATCACCACTAGCATCTACTGTTAAATTAATTGTAGGTGATGAGGTTCGCTGTATTCCTGCTAACAATTCTTGAAGTCCTGTAACGCTAGGCCTAGATTGCTCTAATAGTCCAGATATGCTACCTCTTAAATCTTCAAAAGTGCCTGGCTGAGTAGGTGCTATTAATTGTTGTAATCCGCTTACAGCTGGTGCAGCATAATTAAGGATGCTTCTAGTTTCTGTGCGTAATGCACCTATACTTAATTCTTTTAATTTATCTACAGTAGGCTTTATGCCATCTAATAAATCTCTAATGGCTTTTCTAAATGCTTCCGTTAATTCTTCGGCAGCTTTAGCCGCATTCATTTCAGCCAATATCTTTTTAGCCAGTGCTTCATTGTTATCTAATATGGCTAATTGCGCTTGTATGCGTAATTTTGTTTCTTTATCTGTTGCTTCATTTAAGGCTACTGTTAAGCCTATGCGCTCAACATCAAACTTATCTTTTAACTGATCTACAGCTGTTTTTTTCTTTAATAGATCGTTTTCAGTTTTGCGTAATGCAACAGAGTTTTTAATTGCTCGTTCTTCTTGTTTTCTTTGTTGAGCATTAACTCTACCTGCGGTTCTTTCTAAACCACCTCTATCTGTTTGCTGGCGACCTGCCCCTCTTAGTGCTTCTGTAGCTCTTAGCACTGCGCCAATGCCAGGTACATTTCTTAAAAATGATCCATCTATACCTGGGATATTTGTGATTTCTTTTAATTTACCTGCTACCTTACCTAGTCCGACTAATACCTCGCTAGTAGCAGTAGCAAAATCTTCCATGCTATTAGTTACACTTGCAATGCTGTTATCTTTACCTAAAGCGCTTAATGCATCTAATAAACCTTTACCAATGATTTCACGTGAGTTAGCTGCGGCAACAGATATTAAATTTAATTTTCCAGCATAAGTGTCTAATCTAGCTGCGGCTTGGCCTGAAAACTTGTTATTAAGTTCGGCCATAATATCGTCCATGTTGCCAGCTTTTAGCAAGCTCTTATCTAGGCCAGCACCTAATCTGCTTAGGCCTGTGGTATTGCCAGCGTAAGCACGTGATAAGGCTGTAGTAACTTGCGTTAATGATCGACCTGTAGCAGCCGATACATCCATAGCAGTATTTAAAGCATCTTGGCTCTTAGTAATTGAGCCAGTTACTGTTAGTAATTGCTGGAATGCTGGGCGTAATTCATCATCTAATACGCCAGTGGCTCTCTGTAAATTGGCTATGTATAGTTCAACGCCAGGTGCGCTAAATTGATAACCTGTATTTCTTAATTGGATCTCTAATGCTTTGGCGGCCTTCTCATCAGCTGCAAAAGCCTTTACTGCTTCTCTACTAAATCTAGTTAATGCTGTTACTGAGAATGCTGCGGCAAAGGTGCGACCAAAGGTTTTAACTTGTTTTTCAAAAGCACTGATTTCTTTCTTGCCTTTTTTAAGGCCTTTGTTATTAAAGGTGCTAAGTGCCGATACGACTATATTGGCCATTATGCAACCTTCTTCTCAGTAGTCTTATTAAAGTGTGTAACTGTAGAGTTAATTGCCTTTACAATTACGCCATAAATATCACCACTATCTTGCGCCCATGCTTTGTAAATCAAACGACCTTTAGTCTTACGACCACCACCTCTAGCGCCTTTAACTTTAGGCTGAGATGTAAGTGTTGGTAGATCGGTCACAAACTGATAACCAGCAAACGGATTATTAGAATTATATGCAGCTGTAGATCGGCTTCTACTTTTTCTGCTACCTGATTGCTTAAATGCCATTGTGCCGCCACCTTCTGCAACAGAAGTAAATGGCGCTCTGCCTTGTGGGTTTAATCTACCTGCGGTTTCATAGATACGACCTGCGGCGCTTATATTGTAAACATAACTTTCAACTGTATAGCCATTACTAAACCTGCGATTTTGACCTTCTTTGAATCCAATACCACCACGGACAGTAGCTGCATCATATTTAGGGAATGGGCGATAATCGACAGTAGATGATATTGGTTTAGACCAGCCTGATAGCACCTCATTATTGCCCACTACAAATCCTTTAGCCTTAGCCTCTACACCCTTCATAACGGGTTCTACGGCTGCTTTAACACGTCTATACATATCTTCATCAATAAAGGTTAAGCCATTAATGACATCTTTAACGCCTACGATTTCTACTGGCATTTTTGATCTCCTTAGCTCTATCTGAAAGCACCTGGATTATTGCCCTAAGCATTTCAGCATCCATATTGATAAACTCGCTAGGCGGAATCCCCAGTTCTACAGATAGGCTGGCTATCGTATAAAGTGTTGAATCCCGCTGCGCTATTTTTTTTCTTCGTCTAATACCTCTACAGTATCTAAGCTGTCTATAAACTCGATACCAAATACAGGTACAGTTACGTTAGCCCTACGTAAACACTCATGCGCTAACCAATAAATCTCGGTCTGACGTTCATGCTCACGTAGGACTTTACTAATACCTGATCCGTACTTTAACTCGAAAGCGTACTCGACACCTGGTGTTATCTTGTGTTCTGTGACTTCACCATTAGCCCTTGTTATCTTTAGCTTTGCCATTATTTCTCCTTAATTAAGGTGTTGTATCTACTACTATAACTGAGTTACAAGTAAATGTAATGCTCTGTGTTGAGATGTCGCCAACAGCACCATTTAGGTCTTGGGTATTGTTTACCAAAACTGTAGTTTGATACTCTGGGTTTGTAGTGCTAATTACTGCGTTAGAACGCTTAATTACTAGCGGCACTGTAGTACCCCAGGCTGCCGCTAAGGTTGCAGTAACTGCACCTGTGCCGCTTGCTGCATCATTGTTAAGCAGGTCTAGGGTAATTGTTGATGCCTCTAGTCCTTTAACAAACTTGTGAGCTGTGTCGCCCATTGCTGTAATTTCTAATTCATCAAAACTGCGGTTAATAGTAACCCCTGTTACATATGCTGAAATGTCAACACTGTTAAGAGTAACTACCGCACCATTGGATAAAAATACGGCCATTAGTCTTGCTCCTCTTCTTTTTTGTAAGCAGGTTTTTTAACCGCTACTGGTGTGTGTGTAATCTGACCTGTCTTGGCCAGAAAGTTCTTTTCTTCTTCTGTTAATCCTTGATATGCCATTTTAACTCCAACTCGTTAGGATTGATACAGTAATTTCTGATACTAGCAAGTCGCCACTAGCTGCGTTAACTATTGCTGGTGCAGAAACGCTAGATAT